CGCTTCAGCTTGAACGATCCTCTCGACTTCGGGGAGCCTAGACGGTCTCCCTTATGCAGAAACTTTTGAGGGTGTCTGCACTCAGTGAAATACTGAAGCAAAGTCGAGTCACCAAAAGTTGGGTCTCTTTCACTGGTTGCAAAAGCTCCAGTTACTTGGACTTCAACGCGCTGAAGTTCGGGATTCCATCTCTCTTTTAAATAAGAGTTGGATATCTCGAGCTCATGCGTATACCAACCTAAGGTACCGGAACCTGGCATAATCTCGGGGAAACAGTAGTTTCTCAAAGATACGACTGCTCGCCTAATGTACTGACTTGTTGCATACCAACCTCCTAAGAAGAAGTTGTTATGCTGGTCAATGCATGAAACGACAGACTCCGGTTTGGACACTGCAGGAAGAGCCAATACCTTCACCGGTGTTACGTTAACACCGTTGAAAGCATCAACGCCGCAAGACTCACGGAAGTTGCCAACTCCGAAAGTTTTGTCGACGTTTACCTTGAGACCAAGGTAGGCGAGAACTTCCTGGTATGTTTCCAGGGCGTCTGTAGGGATGATAGAATCGTCCCCAAAGACGCTGACCTGTCTCGAGACAGACCTAATATTCCTCATTGAGGGTTGAAGGCCTCGTACGTGAAGTACTGAGCCGACGGCCAACACGGTGAATAGAATCGTCTGTAACGGGAATGTCACGGCAGACCCCATAGTGGAGAATTTCCGAATGTTATATACACTCGGATTCTTGCCCGCTAAGTCCTGTCTTAGCACACGTGTTCTACATGACCACAGTGCTGTGAGAAGAGTCTTATTACGCCTGAATAAGCGTTCTACGACCCAACAGGATATCCGGTCTGATGCTTCGCTCAAATCGAGAGTCGCATGCGATCCGGATAGGGAGGCTGACATCGCCATATCTCCGTTATGACTCTGGTCATGGAAATGAATAGAGTCAGAAATAGATGTATGGCGAATTCTACTAGTGAAATAATCCTTCACGGACTGCTGACACCATTGGTGGCTCACTGGTTCCGAGGCAATAAGCCTCGGCTTCGTGAGCACCTTCGGTACAGCGATCAGCTTGGACTCCAACTCCAGTTTGTAAAAACTTTCTGGAAGTGGATCACCAGCGACGTGGTTAGCCCATGACTCATAGCTCGAAAAAGCCATTACGTCATAAGGAAAACTTACGTCCAGCCGCTCGGGCCAACTTGGGAAATCGTATTTGAACGATCCCCCTTTGAGGTCCGAGACTGCTCCAGGTCCGTGGTGAGCGCGCCATTCGGAGGCTTTGAAGACTCCGAGTTCGGAGGATACAATATCTGCCGTACGCTGTACGGTGGATAGAGCACCCCAGAAATCGATGGCGTTGGAACAGGGGTAATCCCCTTGCTCAGTAAAAACGTTATCTCCAAACTTAAGGTGATAAGCGTTAGTACTAGCAAAATCATCGCTATGCCAATTAAGACTAGGCGATTGGATTTGTTCATCTGTTCGGAAGAATCCATCAACAGATTCCTTTGTTGATTGATCAGAGCATTTAATTCTGAAGCTTTTGG